CACGAAGCTGAAGGTAGCGACGGTGATGACGAGTACCTTTGCTTCCTAGTTGGCTTGCCCTATGGTTACTTTCGTAAGGAGACAGTATGATGGATATCATCTATGCATTCTATATGACTATGGAATTGTGGATCTTCCTAGCAGTGCTGGCAATTGCCCTGCTAGTTGAAGAGGGCGTAGTGGCCCACAACAGGCGTAAGTTGGTTGACAACCCCACGCTTTGGTAATATAATTAAGACTTAGTAACAAGGAGCGAACCTTATGTATAACTGGGATGACCTTATCCGCCCAATGGACCTGCAAGATGCCGTCAACTTCCTGGGTGCCAGCCGCAAACAGTACAACAAGAACACAGGCGAAGGACTCAGCTTCCAAGAGACCTTTGACATGATCGACGAGTGCTCTTGTAACGTGGGCACCAACAAAGACTTTGCCATGATGAAGGCCATCAAAGGCCACATTGAAGAACAGCTGGCTCTACGTGAAGCCGAGCTGTGGAAGCAACTGAGCAAGCAGGTTGAAGTCAAGACTGTCAACAAGATGCTCAAAGACGACCAGTTGTTTGAAGACAGTGACGAGTACCAAATGACCGATGAAGAAGCCGCAGAGTATTACGGCGACGAGTTCAACGAAGATGAGTACTATTAATAGTTGACAGGTCACACAAACGACAGTATAATTAAGACTTACACACACATAGGAGCGACTTATGCTAACCATTCAACAAGTTAACTCAGCTATCATGCTGCAGAGCTGGACCAATACAGAGCTGATGAGCATGATTGATGCAGTCAAATGGAACAGGGCTAACCTGGCCAAGCAGATCAAACGATCAATCACCGTAGGCGATAACGTGGAGTTTACCAGCTCAAAGACTGGCAGACTGACCCGCGGATTCGTAACCAAAGTGGCCATCAAGTATGTCACAGTCAACACGGGCATGGGCATGTGGCGGGTGCCAGCGAACATGTTATCCAAAGTGGATGACACTGAGTTTGCTTGATAGTATAATTAACGTTTAAATAACACATAGGAGCGACTTATGACCAAAGGCTACAAAGTACTAAAGCTAGACACCCAAACCCAAGTTAAGAGCTTGGAGCAAAAGGCTATTGAGAAGAATTTAACTGAAACTGACGAGGAGATCATTGAGCGACTCCGCCAACGTTTTGACATCTTAGATGACATGACCCGTGCTGTTAAGAAGGGTGATGTACGTGCTATGATCGTAACAGGCCCTCCGGGTGTAGGTAAGAGCTTTGGCGTAGAAGCAGTACTTGCCCGTCACGATGTGTTTGCTGATGTAGCACAGAACGAAAAGCTGAAGAAGTACGAAGTAGTCAAGGGTGCAATGAGTGCCATTGGCTTGTACAAGAAGCTCTACGAGTTCAGTGATAGAAAGAACATCCTAGTGTTCGATGACTGTGACTCAGTGCTCCTAGATGACCTAAGCCTGAACATCCTTAAGGCTGCATTAGATAGCTCAAAGAAGCGTACTATCCACTGGAACACTGACAGCCGCTTGCTGCGCAGTGAAGGTGTGCCCAACTCATTTGAGTTCAAAGGCGGCGCTATCTTTATTACTAATATTAAGTTTGAGAACGTTAAGAGCAAGAAGCTGCAGGATCACTTGATGGCATTGGAAAGCCGTTGCCACTACTTGGACTTGACTATTGATACAGAGCGTGAGAAGGTACTACGTATCAAGCAGATCGTTAACGATGGCATGCTGGACAGCTACGAGTTTGAAGACTGGCAGAAGCTGGAGCTGTTGGACTTCATTGATGATAACAAGAAGAAGCTGCGCGAGCTAAGTCTTAGGACTGTACTTAAGATCGCAGACTTGCGTAAGAGCTTTCCCGATCGTTGGAAAGCTGTTGCAGACGTAACCGTAATGCGTAGGACGTGATTCGCTCCCACTAGTATACGCAGTGTTACGTGTAGTAAGCTAGGGCTCAAGCTGCTGTAGAGTGCAATGCTCTGCTCAGTGCCCTAGCTGTTGTGTGGCCCTTGCTGTCCGTAAATCCGATTCGCTCCCGGTGGACAGTAGGGGCTTTTTTTTCTCTATACAGTATTTAAATACTACAAGATAATAATTAAGTGATCAGAAAACTTTTTCTCGAGGTCGGGGCCGGTCAGTCGAGAAATATATTTTGAGGTGGTCGGGGCTTATATATTATTATTACTGTTGCTATTTTACAACACTTAGTGGTTGCAAATCACCAGGCAGATTTCCTAAGTACTTCACCTTAATTTTTTGCGCGACAGATTTTTTACCCTACAGGACCCATTTCGGGCTAAGTATCTATTATGATTGCCACACCCGTATACATAGATCCCCTAGAGTTAGAAATCCTCATGGAAATCTTACTAGCATATATTTTATTCTCTCTTTGAAACCCCTACTACGAAGTAGTGCGCTAGAGCGTAGCTGCTAGCGTTGATCCTTAGATCACTGTGCTAATAGCTTGATCTCTATACTTCTTTAGACTTTTGGCTATCAGTGCATAGTGTCGTTCAGTATCCAATATGCCACGTATATAGATAATAGTGCGTCCCGGATCTGCTGCTACTCTGTGCTTACCCTGTGTACTGTTCAACAAATAGCATGAAGGTGCGGGTGTTGGTGCTGAGATCCACTGTTTACCGTTATAGACTTCTAATACTGTAGGACTACCCTTAACAACCAATCTATAGCCCGCTGGTTCATGTGCCTGTATGTGTGCCAGTTCATCCTGTTTAAATGTCATTTCAGGATAAACATCCACATGTTCGTCTACTGGGTGTTCTTGCGTTTTATATGTTAGTACTGTGATTTCTTTGAATGGTAACTGTGCTAGCACACGATCAAAACAGTTCTTATCCTGTGTAGCTTGACTGATCACAGTGGATTCCCAATAGGGATTGTACACACTGGTTAGTCTTTGACTCTTGTCAAATTGCTCAAAGTCAAAATCAGTTAGATCTATGTCAATGGGTAAAAATACGATACTCATGGGATATTTATGATATATAATACATGCGTCAATATTACATACTAACCCTAGATCCAAGAGCCAAAGAAGTGTTCAAATTCATCACTGATCACAAGCTCAAATTAGAAGTACACTTAAACCGTACACGCTTTTGGATAGAAGAAGATACTAGTGTACTAACAGAGTTTCTACTACGTTTCAGTGACTCATGCCCATATGTAGACGAATCATGTGATCTAGCCACGGGTTACCCTTTAACTCCATTTCAGTAGAAATAGGGTCTTATACTTGTCCAAACGAAACGCTATACAGGCTTCCCAGTAGTCTTGATTTATCTGTTGACTATATGCCCAATTACTATAGTGCGGGCCTATATGTTGCGTTAACCAGGATTCTAAGACTTCGATAGCTGTGATCCAATCCTGTTGATAGTCCGTATAGATATGCGGCCATGGCGCTCGAGCCACGTAGTTGAACTGGTGGTATTCGGGTAGATAATATATTCCCGGGCGCATACAGTATTTACGATTTTATTTGTGTGGGATAAAGTGCGTGGATAATTTGAGTGTAAAATTTTGCTTCGAAATTTTTTTGCTTCGCTGCGCTTCGCGCCTTGAGTATCTGCGGGCCGCTAAATACGCTATGAAGATCATACCAACCCTAATACACAATCTACCCACGCAAAATGATGAACGAGCTGTGATATCCTTTGAAGTATACCAGCTGCACCCAGGGCGATACTATCACAACTGCTTTGATCCCAAGAATGGAGTTGCTCCAGTGGTCATTGAAGATTGGGATCGTATAAAACTTGTGGACTATAAACTGTTCCATCATCACTATAAAGAACCGCAATGGGATTCACATCTACGTCAAGATTTGGATAGATTCTTGATGAACAGCCAGCCGCATAAATGTCTACATGTCAGCCTAGATGATCATCGTATGCAGCTGTCATGGCAATTTTTAGCACAGCATTTTACCGGTCTAAAATGGCGGGGTCGATTGGCCATGCAGATTGTGGATCGTACAGCCACAAGCAATACCCAACGAACAATACGCACAATATCCAAGTTCTTTTTGGGTCAACAGTTTGACACTATAGAATATCATCGACAGCTAATATCCGGTCCGCCAGACAGTCCCGCTGAGATGCACGATCTAGGCTACACTGGCTTTATTCCACAACACTATCTACACGATCCTCCACTGATTGCCTAAATAAATTGTTATTTTTATCACTAGGAGATAAGTACTAGTATAATAGTCCGGAGACACCATGCTGCATATCATCAACAACCTTTCAGATCCACTTATCGATCTGTTAAGGGACGACCCTGTTCGCCCTGAAATTCCTTCTACGGCCAGGGTGCATGATCGAGCGGAGATATTTGTGTGGTTAACGGATGGCCAGCCGCAAGCGGTTACCTGTGTGCGCTATTGTGCAAATGTACCACGTTCAGTACAGGAGTTGGATCAAGATCAACCACCGCAAGTGGCTGTGTTCTATACTATTTGGTCATATGCAGCGGGTGCGGGGCGCAGGTTGATTCAAGCGGCTCAGGCACATATTACTGGGACAAAACCCGATATACAGCGTTGGGTTACACTGAGCCCCAAGACTGAAATGGCCCGAGCGTTTCATCATAAGAATGGTGCTAGCACACTGCAAGAAAACGAAACTACCATCAACTACGAATATCCCGGAGAGTCCAGTTCAAAGCTCGGGTATGTTGTTGAGCAATTGACGTAGTTTAGTACTTTCCACACGTACAGCCGAGTTCTTAACCACCATGCCCTGTGTGGGATCAGTGGCAATTTCACCTGTTGCAGGATCCACTGTAGAGTTGCGTTTGATTGAACTCATAATGGTACTGCTGCGTGTTTCACCTGTGCCCGAGCTTTCATCGCTCTGTTCTTCTGAGTTGGTAATGCGCAGTGTGTCAATATCAAAATCCAGATCAATCTTTTGTCCAACACCACTTGATGATCGTGTCTTCATCAACTGTATTTGATATTTGCCCCGTTCACGCATGGCTCTTGATGTAAAGATACCAAAGACGTTATCCGCTGTTTGAATCTTACTAAGTCCACCTGAGATGTGACTGTGATCGAATTCAACTTCTTCTACAGCACCACGATTCAACTGGGCCGCTGTGACAAACACACAATTCTTTTCCACGGCTAGGTTACGCAATTCTTCACTTACATACTTGTCCTTGACAAACAAGTTTTCCGCTGAGATCTTCTTGCTCAGGGGCATGAGCAAGTCCATATAGTCCACTAGCAATACATCACACTTGTGTCCCATTTTAACTTCGTATTCTTTTAGATAAGCACGTACATCGTTGGCTGTCTTACCAGAGGGCATATACTTGACCTGTAGATTACCCGACTTCTTGCCAATGACCTTGACCCGCATTTCAACTTCATCAATCTGCTTGAATACTTCTCTAGTGGGGATTCCTGTCAACATTGAGTCAATACGCATACTGACCAGTTCTTCGCTCAATTCCAAGGTAAGATAGATTACGTTAAGTCCAGCAAGAGCATAGTTAACACCTAGGTTAGCCAGGAACAAACTCTTACCAGCACCTGATCCACCAGCAAAGATATTGAGCTCTCCGCGATTAAATCCGCCAAACAGCTTCTGGTCAACAGCGGCCCAACCTGTACTTATTTGTCCGTTCTTGTCTTTGATACGCAATAGACGGGCACGTGGATCTAAGA